CTTCTTTATTTTTGCTTGTATCTCTAAGTTTCATTGTATAGCTAGAAATATAAGTTCTAGGAACTACATCTAAAGTTTGTGCTGAACTACTTGTAGTCAATACTTTCATATTAATATATCGAAATAATATAGTGATTTTGTAATAAAGCAAAAAAAAAGGAGGTATAAAACCCCCTTTTCCAATAACAAGAACAAACTATTCTTAATTTACGTCAATTTGTGTTCCTTGACTTTCAGCATTGTAAGCTGCTGTAGCAACAAAGTCAGGTGCTTCTGTTTCTTGTGAAACAAATGTAAGTGAGTAGCCATAAAGGTCTCCCATCGCAGCTCCATTTGAAAATGTTCCAGTTGTTAATTCGCATCCGTGATCTTTCCCAACAAGTCTAAAGTTTCCGTTATAATCTTCTACTATAATATGAGGTCTTGAAACAGCAAGTAATTTAATTTCTGCTTGTGTTTTTTCTTCTTGGAAGATTAAATTCATTACTACTGTTGTTTCATAAAAAGTAGTTCCGTTTTCTCTTGATGATGTTACAGTAGTATCCATTGTAGAATTACCCTTTACATCAAACTTCATAAATGTAGGACTTCCACCGAAATCAGTAATTATGTCATTTGCAACAGTTAAAGCACCTAAAGTATTAAAGTCAGCAAATGTTATACTTTTTATACCACCAACTCCTGATTTACAAGGTAGTTCACGTCCTTTTGTAAGTGTACACGCCATATATATATATTTTTAAAAAAAAGGTAAGTAGGTAAAACCCACCTACCCTTTTATGTTAAACAATTATTAAGAGTACAATACGATGTCTGCACCTATTCCGTGATTTACACCTGCAGATCCTCTTAGTACAACTCTTACATTTTGACTTCCGTCAATATCAGCCATATCAATAAGCTTAACTTCTTGCCAGTCATTTAATAGACCTGTACCGAAGTAAAGATTGCTTGATTGTGCTGCAACCATTTTATCTGCTCCTAATCCAGGTGCAGTAAATAATGGAATACCTTGGAAATTCATTTCAGTTTTACCTACGTTATATAGTTCTCTATAACCTAAAGCTGCTTGTGCTTGAATATAAAACTTAGCTGCACTTGTAGGAATATAGATTTTTAAATCTTCTTTATTGTAAACTCCACTTGGAATTGCATCAACAACTTTTGAAATTTCTGCAACGATGTTTGAAGCAGAAAGTGTAGTACCTGAAACATCAACAACGTCTCCATCTGCTGCAAGTAATGCTTGGAATCCATTAAATTCTCCTGCATTTGCAGTAGCACCCTGCCAAATGTTTTGTTCTACTTTTTCAGCAACTTTAGCTGCAACTTGTGCAATCATAAAGTCTGAGAACTTACTCGGTAGATTGTCATATTGACTGAATCCCATAGAGTTAGCTTCCCAATCTTGTCTGAAATCTTTTTTACATAATTGTAAATTAACTTGAAATTCTTCTGGTTGTAGAATCCTTTCAGTTAAAGTTACGTTACTCGATGGGTCGAAGTCACAGGAAGCATCCTTTAGAATTGAATCCATTGAGAGTTTTTTCAAAACCTCTTTAAATTTAATATTTGGTTTTATTGTTACTCCTCCTTGTGATAAAGTCACCCCTGAAAGAAGTGCTGCTGCGATGTAATCGCCTGCAAATTCTCCAGCATAAGAAGTAGTAATTGAAGTAGTAGTAGCCATATCTTTTTTATTTATTTAATTATTATAATTCTCCAACTGTTATAGAAGATGCTGCATTTCCGTTTCCACTCAAATAGTAGTTTGTACCATCAGAATGTATCATAATATGATCGCCAATGCTTTCAGCGTCATCTTCAAATGTTACTCTATCTACTGCATCTGCTTCAACGATTGCTCCGTTAACAATCACTCCACCATTCATAACATCTCTGTTATCTGCAGGTGTTTGTACAACGAAATCAGTTGAAAATGCTGCTGATACAATAAACTTTGCTTTCCAACCTGCTGTAGGTGCAGGTAATGTTACTGTATATCCAGTTCCGGAAATTTTAAATACTTTTCCTGAATCTGCAAGACTTAGTGAGCCTGATGCTGTTACTGTTTCGTAATCATCGAAAATTCTCATTACATCGTCACTAACGTGAGTTAATACTGCCATAATTATTATTTTTATTTATTTATTTATTACTTAAAGTTTCCATTACTCTGTCTAGAGTAGATTTATTTCTGTTTTGAGCAAACTTAAATCTGTTCACAGTTTTTTCTTGCTCTGGATTATGTTTAATAGGTTCAGATGCAGGTTTTGATAACTCTTCTTTTAGAATTTCTTTTTCCTCTGCTTCTTTATTTAAAACTTCTGTTACAGCCAAAGATACTTCCTCTGCTGACATTTCTTCTTTGTCCTCAGGCTTCATCATCTTTTGTACCATATCTTTTAAGTCGTCCATTTCTTTTCTGAACTCCTCTCTAGTTACATATCTCATTTCCTCTTTGTCTTCTTTTTCTTCTTCTTCTTCCTCCTCTTGTGCTTTAATTTCTTTAATAACACCTTCTTCTTCAACAACTAAGATTTGATTATCTTCTAGTTCGTATTCACCAACTGGAAGTGCAACATTTTCGTCCTCAGTTTTAATAAAAACTTCTTTACCTGTTTCAAAACTTTCAGCTTCTAATACTGTTCCGTTTTGTAATTTGAGTTCTGCCAACTGTATGTCAGTCAGCTCTACTCCTAATAGATTTTTTACTTGATTTAACATTTCTGTAGCTTTCATAATAATATATCGGATTTTAAAATTAATTTTGCATTTTTAGGTTATTCTTGTAATATTTCCTATGCCTTGAGCGTGTAATTCGCCTGTACAACATTCTATTTTATAAGTTAGTTCATCTTTGCATAAACACGCTCTACGCCCACCTTTTGGACTTGAATAGCTTGGTATGTAGTTTTTGTTTATCATTTATTGCTTTTTGGGTGTCCTTTAGGTAAAAGGTCAAAGTCTCCTGTATATTTAGAGTTTTGTGGTCTGCCATTTTTAACTAAATACATATAAGCATTGACCCTTGCTTGTGCCCAAGCTGTAGCAGATTGTATTCTTGGACTGTGTGATACGTTAAAAGCACCTAGACCTCTTTGAAATACTGCTTTAAGCTGACCTACTGTTACACCATATCCTAATTTTTTTTTATATCTTTCATTAAAGTCATCAGACTTTTTCTGTAATGATGCTAAGTCTTTTTGTGATACTTTTGCACCCCTGCTTGTACTTGCATCTCCTTTTGCTGTACCTTGTCCTTTAGGGTTTGGGTTTGGTGTTCCTGATTTTGGAGCTTTTCTGCTTGGGTTTATACCTCCACGTGGTCCAATTTTTGCGTAATTATCTTTTTTTTTTACGCATTTATGTTTTTGATAATCTTTGTAATATCCTTTTGGGCATTTATACTTTTTAAATTCTTCTTCATTTAAAGCGTGTTTCTCGCAAGGCATATACCATATTTGATCTTCAAAATCGTGTGTATGAATACCATTACAACCTATGTCTTTTGCAATCTTTTCAGCCATCTCCCTTGTTGCATATCCTAGCCTATCATTAATTATAGCAAAGTCATCATTTACTTTTTGACTAAAGAAATTAAATTTACCTAATTCTTTTAGTTTACTTTCTGCATATCTTTTTGCAGCTAAACCTCCCCAAAGTAAATATGATATAGTTCCACACGCTTCTTTATTGTCAGGATTATAAAACTCCTCTGCTCTTGATAGAAAAGAATACATACGTTTTATTGTTTGTTCGCTTATAGGTCTACCATTTGCTAACTGCTGTGCTCTTATTTTACCAACATCTGTTGCACACTTATTGTTTACTTTGTCGTTTAATTCAATACCTCTTTTTGCATTGTTCTTTACTGCATTAGGGTAATCGCTAAAACTCTCAAAAATTAATCTACTTCCTTTTTTATATCTTTTATCGTTTCTTATTATTCCTTTTACTTGTGATAAAAGTTCTTGTGCTTCTTCTTCTTCTATTTCTGCAAGGTCGTTTATTGTTTGGTCTTTTGGTC